CCACCCTATGCGCTATATACTTGTTAAAAGGTGTACACTAAATTATTTTAATGACCTTTTCTTATATGTTATTATATCAAATTCCATCAAAAAAGTCAAGACATAAATTTTTTATGCACCTTGTAATTCTTTTATCTGTAATGACTGCTTTTCCACCATACCTTTTAGCTCTTTAATTGCTTCAATGTATAGTGAATGCAGCGCATCATACTCTACAGTTTTATACACTGTATCTTCTTCCCCAGTTTGTAATGGTAGTTTCTTTTCTATTACAGCCTGTGGAAGAACTTTCTCTACTTGCTGAGCTATTACCCCCGCACTTCTTTGCCCATTATTCTTACGAGTAAATTCTACTCCATTGAGCTGGGAAACTTTCTCTAGGGCATTGCTTACTGTGGAAATGCCTGTCTTTAATCTCTCATCTGAAATAGTAGTTGAGTATGCGATAATATTACCATCTGCATGAATATCTCCATCTACCTCTAATCTCATACGTTCTGCCCCATTTACAAAAAAGTTTGTAGATGAATTATTAGTCCAAGTAATATAATCTGTAGTATCTAACCCAATATGAGTTACGTCTCTTAAATCTGCCTCTACTGAAAAAGTTGTGCCTGTTAGATCTAGCCCTGTACCCGCGGTTAGAGACGCCCAGCTAAATGTACCGTCCGCATCAGAAGTTAAAATCTGTCCAGAAGTACCGTTACTTGCTACGTTTAACTCAGAGGCGCCTACTGCGTTAGCCGCAATCTCCGAAGCGGTTACGGCATCTGCATCTATTTCAGAAGAACCTACTGCGTTAGTCGCAATATCTGAGGCAGTCACTTCCCCTGCTAACATTGTAGCAAAACTGGACCCATTATATACTTTTAATACGTTATTTGCAGTATCATAAAAAAGTTGCCCCGATACTAAAGAGGAGCTAGGTGCAGTTGAATTACTGTTACTACTTTTAATAGCAGATAGTGCGTTGTTAAGGTCCGTTCTAGTTGCTGGAAATGATTGATTTGCTATGCTGTAGTCGTGTGTTGCCATAATTTTAGTATCCTGTACTTATCCAATTGAATGTTTTTTGTGTAGCGGTATTGCTACTGTTATAAAAAGTTATTGTAAACCCAGTACTGCTACTACTACTAATAGTATAATAATCTCCTGAGGTTGCATTTTGTAAAGTAATTCCTACTGTAGGGGCTACTTTAAATGGGGTTGCGTATACTATTACACTAGTCCCGTTATTAGTACCTGAATCACTAATAAGCCCTGTGGCTCTTTTAGTAGTATCTGGCATATCTATCGTTATAGATAGAGCGTCTACCTGTACGTTATGCGAAGTATTTGCACTAGTTAACTTCATTCTAAACTGCATACCCCTAGCATAGTAATCTCCTACTAACATAGTGGTCCAGAGCCCCCAGGTAGGGGTACCAGATGGATCATCTTGTGTAATTCTCACCTCTAAAGAGGCGTTTGCATCTGATATATCTGTACCATCAAACTTTCCTGACTTAGAATCAAATAATCCTGTTGCTACATCAAATAGGTCCTTTACGGATACTGCAGTAGTAGAGTAAGATGCTGTGACTCGAGACGTATATAGCGCCCCTAAATCAATAGACTGATCCGTGAAGTAGTAGTAACCTTCTGTAGGTATGTCCCCTTCTATCTTATAGTTGGATCCATCAGTCTGCCCAAATATGTTATCTACTAATATCAAGTTACCGTAAGAATCAACAGAACCACCAGTAGTTACAAGTGCTGTGTCTAGGTTTCTAACAATTCTATTGCCATGAGTACTTGTTGTAAAAGTTACACCGGTATTCCTAAGAACATTATTAGGGACTTCTATTCTGTAGGCATCACCTTCATAACCCGTAAATATATCAGAAGATAATGTCAATCTAGTAGCACTTACAAAAGATGTAACCGTAGCTGTAGTGCTATCTGTAGTATTTCTAACTATCTTACTTACATATTCAGTGGTAAAAGCAGCATTATCGTCTTCTAAAGTATTGGCTGTATGCGCACTATCATCTAGGTTTCCTGATCTAGCATCCCAATTACCAGAAGCTGAGTCCATCCAATCTACTGCAATATACCCACTTCCTGTAGCATAAAAAGCATCGTGCGTTCCTGTTGATACATTAGCCGCTGATAACTCAATAGTATTATCACTAGAGTCAAAGAATATATTTGAAGTACTGGGGTCATTTATGCCTTTTCCTGCTACCCCGTTACCAAAACTAGGGTGTTGATTAGAAGTATATACGGCATTTAGTGCTAAAATATCTGCTACATTTGATATAATGTACCCAGAATTTACTGATTCATTACCTGAAGAATCTAATGCTTTTATAAGGTAGGACCCGGACATTAATGGAACGTAGAAGTTATTAGAGTTACCTGGTACAGTCTTAGTAATGTCAGAAGACCCAGACCAGGTTACTCCACTAGTCTTACTAGTATGTCGTATCCAATAAGTACCACCATGGATAACATCTAGGTCTGATACAGCCGTCCAGGTAAGGTAAGCTTTAGACCCTTGTGCAACCATATTAAAATTAGTTACATCTTCTGGAGCGTATAGTTTTCCGTATATCTCAGCCTCTACACTGGCATAGGGGGAATATATCATTAGAAAATTCTCCTTGTCTTAACTCGAAACTCTAGCGTACCTGCTGGAGCATCATCAATAATAATACTTTGAGCGGAAGTTTCCCCAATGGAAATCCAATTTGTAATAGCGGGAGCTTTTCTTCTCCACTCTACATAATAAGATGCAATATACGGATAAGTGGTTGCAGTGCCCGCAGTTTTTGGGGCATCCCACGAAAATTCTGCTCTATTTTTTACATTACCCATTGAATCAACATACAATTCCTCGTTAATAGTTAAATTAGATGGGGAAGGTATTGGATCACTAGGATTAGGCAAGCTACTGGTAGACTTAGAGGAGAAAGCTATATCCCTTTCTATCAGATCATACTTCGCCCCATGATATTTCAATGCTGAAATTTCAACTATATTAGGCCCAGATTCTCTAGTCATCAGAACTCTGAAATCTGCTGCCTCTACCGTTCCCATCTCCTCTAATATCCACATATAAGTAGTTGTAGGAGTATTGGTAAATGCAGAGGTCACTATAATTTCTGTTACTGCCTCTGTAGTACCAATAGTGCTAACATCTTTTGTTTCTACCCACACATAAGGTTTCCATTCATTATCTACGTTTGCATTTAAACAAGTCTCTTGAGTAGTCTCAGCTTGTTTAACTCCAGACTGTATACAAGCCTCTTCTGTATTAATTAGAGATAACTTATAAAGTTTACCCGCAGTAACAGAAGTAGGAGCATCTAATTTAATAGTAGTAGTTGTACTACCTGCCGCAGTTCTACCTCCATAACGAATACCCGATTTATGGGAATCGGCTATCTTAATAATGTCTCCGGGCCTAATTGCTGCACCTTCCATACCTGTTGAAAAGGTTACACCTTCAGTTTCGTATCTTTCAGTATATAAAATCCACTTGCCTACTCTACGAGCCTGCCCTTGCGAAGTACACCCTACAGCAATTACATCTGTAGAAAAAATCTGGTTATTAGCATTAAGTATACCTGGAGCATCTTCTACATACTCAATATTCTTCCTATAAAAATCCTCTGGGTTGTTCCAAGTAACATGGGCTACATTGTGTCTCTGTTTCCTAGAAGTTCCTTCATAGGTAAATGTGCCTTCAATAACATTAGCATTTGAAAAATTCATAACGGGATCTTTAGGTGCATCTTGTACAGGACTAATTTGCCCTTGTTGCCAGTATATCATACCTCGAAAAACTGAGGATATATCATTTAGTACTTTGAAAGCTTCTTCCCTTCCTTGTAAGTATAGATTACAAGCAAATCGTGCCTCTTTATTCCCCCAGCCGTCATCAATTCCAGTAAATTTTCCCGAGTTGTCTACTGAATCACAATACTTTCCAATCTCATATAGAGACCACTTATCCATCTGACTAGCAGATAGCCACTTACCTAACCCATACCTATCATCAGTACATAAGTCGTATAAAATCCAAGCAGGGTTACAAGTCCATTCAGTATCGAATGTTCCGTCCCACGAGCCTGTGTACAAAGTATCTCCAGGCGAGGTACCCGTCCAAGTGCCTCCCGCTTGCGTACACCTATCTTTACGTCTATAACCAGATAATGAACAATGACCTGGGTCGTAAGGAGTATAGTTACTAGGAACTTTTATTTTTACTCCTTTTACCTCGTATGCTCTGTTAGGTATGGAAGTAAACTGTCTAGCATCCACCTGTGTAGCTATTATGGCGCTATTAGGGTATCTTAATTTATTATCTATAATCTTAGTATAAGAAGCAAAATATAGCTCATTTTGTATTTTTGTAGTAGTAGCGTCCTCGCTTGTCCTTTCTACTTTAATGGCTATAGTAGTAAACCCAGAAGACTTCCAAGCCGCTGGTATATCTAACCTATATGCTCTTTCGTACTTTGCTGATGTCTTTCCTGTAATAGAGCCCACTTTTGCTTCGTACCAAGAACCATTATTATCTTTCTCTAAATAAATTTTGAAAGATACAGTGGATCCGTGTAAGTCTCCATTATCATTATCTCCATCTAAAAGTTGTGGAACATTTAATATAACTCTTATTGCATCTACTGCAGTAGATGAAAATGTTCTAATTACAGCTCCGGGTGCCTCTTTCTTTACTACAATGCCTACGCCCACTGCATTTTCTGTTCCTGGAAATCCTGATATATAGGTCTGAGAATTTGTACCTTCTCTAAAAGAGTAGACTACATCATCAAAATTACTTTTACCCGCAGAGTCTTGTAGTGGAGTTTCATTTAGGTAAATAGACTTTTCAGCATTTAATAGCCCTACTATTTCACCTTCGGATAGCAAATCAATAATTCTAGCTTTAGAATCTGAAAATAATGTATCGTCATCTTCAACAGCCGCACCACCGCCACCGCCTTTTCCACCGCCAGCACCCCTAATCCAATCTTTATTACTCATGGTGTATAATCCTCTGGTGTAACTCCTGAACTTATCACAGCTCCTCCTATTAATAATTGCCCGTAACATACTGGAATGGCATAGCCTTGTCTAGCTGTGTTAGATGCTCCATCAAAACCATAGTTTGTAGGCTTATCAACGGTAGTGGGCTCTTCAGGGGTGGGTGCCATCATAGTTGCGATACCTCCTAGTACCATCATTGCACCAAACTTCAGAGCCATCATGCCCATACTTCCTGAAGCTATAAACGTGTTGCCAATTACTAAGCCCCCAGCCACTGTTTCACCAGCAGCAACCGTCAAACCTTGAGCAGCCGTTAGGGCAGCTCCACCTGTCATTATGGCCGCATAGATTATAATCATACCTATAATTATTTGGCCTACCCCTCTTTTAGCCCCTAAAACTACTGGGACTATTTTTATCTCTTGGCGGCCAGTAGGGTTGTGCATCTCCCCTACTACGTCCTCTAGCCCATAAGTACCTACAATTACTTTATAACCCATTCCTCTATCTTCGGAAGAGGATACAAACTGTCTAAATCCTTTATTATTAACGCACAGTGCTCGAATAGCCTCCGCAGGAGACTCAATATCTAAAGACCAGTCTTTTCCGTACTTTTCTGCTAATTCTCCGTAAAGTGTTACTTTCTTTAACATAATGATTTGTGCCTTAAATGATGCGTGGTATGTTTTCTCCAATATCCCCCATATAGCTCTCTATTGGATAGTCTACCGTGTACGTGATGTAAAATTCTATCGTTTCCGATGAAAACTGCGGCATGGTTTGGTACAGGTGAAACTAATTTTATTAAAAAGACATCATATTTTTTAATATCATTTTCATCAAGTATCTTAACAAAACCTTGCTCTTCATAGTTTTCTAAATATCGATTCTCACCTTTATCCCACCAGCCGTCTTGACCACTGAAACATTCAAAATCGATATTTAGCTCTTTTTTGTAATAATCTCTAAGTAATGTACAACAATCTAAAATTCCATAACTAAATTGTCTACCTACTATTGGTGCTTTATACCCTGAAGGCTCCCAACTATATAGTAGGTTACCTGGCCAACTTAAAATGTGCCAAGGCTTATTAGAAGTTTCGCAAGCAACTTTATCTGCTTCAGACGGATCACAACCCTCATTAGGGTGAGAATGACAAATCCCTATAATAACTCCTGTATCTTCTGCATCAGCATAACTTACTGGATCTATTACAAAATACTCTTCCGCAGATTCTGCTATATTTTTTGCGGGGAAGTACCTCTCTTTATTCCCCACCCCTATAATAAACCCACAGGCCTCTTTAGGGAACTCTTCCTCTACATGTTTTCTAAAATCATCTAAGGTTTTTTCATTCATCGTACCGAGCCCATATTAATGCCCGCTCCTGGGAAGCCACCAAAAGGGCTCTCTGCAGGCTCTGGGAACCTCAATTCACAAGCGGTAAAAGTTTTTGAACATACATCATCAGAAGAAGATACTACAGTATTATTATTAATATCCCAATAACTACTGCCAGAATACCCACACTCTACTCCTTTGTATACCCAAGGACATGAGTTAGCTACCACCGTTCTAGAAGGTAGCTTAACTCCGTGTATATCATGGGCTGCTGTTAACTCAAATTGAATATGTGTATTTGTCTCAACGGCTTTTCGGTCAATAAACCATATTTCATCAGAAAAATGCGCAGTATCATCTGCCAAGGCACTTACATACCATATACCATCTGTCCAGGTATGCCCTGCAGTAGTACAAGCAGTAGAAGTTGCATACCCAGTAGTAGAACAACTACCACAATTAGAACTACTAAAAATTGTCCAAGTACCTACAGAACCGTTTTTATTCACATCTAAACAGTCTGATTTACTAAGACTTGGGTCTGAGCCCGACTCTCCAGTACACACTCCTGCAGTTGGATAACCATCAGTATAACAGTAAGAGTCTAAATACTTTGCGAAAGTTTTCTTTCTTGTAACCTTTGCACCAACTAAATCATCATAACTATTAATAACACTTGATAAAATAGAAGTAATATTAGCTACAGTAATTGTAGGCCTAGGTATAGCCCCCTTACCAGAAAACTCAAACCCTTCCGCTTCAATAGGCATAGCTGAATATCTGTTGCCTTGCCATATGATTTCTTGCATATTCTCATTTATACCAGAGTGCCATCTAAGAATTGGTTCGGTTGCTGGGGCAGTACCTGCCGATAAATCAAGTTCAAATAACTCAATAACTGCCCCAGGCTCAAAGCCGTGTATATCTGCTGTGATTTTATCACTCATGGTTCAAATACCCTTGTAAATGTTGCTATTATAGTTCTAATACCTGACAAAGTTTCTTGAGAGCTCCACTTTCCACAAGTATATTTCTTATATGGATAGATAGTGTAAGTTTCTCCACTTGTCATAATATCTGCTGCTAATGATAATTGCGTTGCACTATCTACAGCTGTTACAGTAGTAGTGGTACCTCCGGAATCTGTAACAGTAGTGTTTAAATATCTAGCAGTAAAATATTGGCTAGTATCAACTAGTTTCTTAGTAGTAGCACTAGTTGTAGTACTAGCTACCTCATATCCAGTAGGGTACCAGTCAAATGCAGTTACTCCTCCTTGGTCCTCTAAGAACTTTACTATCTTATTGGCTTCTGCCGAGGTTCTATTTTTCCAAGTTAAATTCCAGGATTCAGGGGTATTATTAATACCAGCTGCCACTCT